AACCCAAACAGTAAATGGGCAAACAGTCCCCTATACCGCAAGGATTTATAGCACTTGCAACATTGTTTACAACCCTAATGAACAATACATCCCTTATGCCAATTTGACACAGGCAGAGGTATTAAGTTGGATTTATGAAAATGGCGTTGACCAAACGGCAACACAAACTGCATTGGACACGATGATTGCTAATCAGATCAATCCGACTGTTGTTACGCCTAAATTGCCTTGGCAGACGGCATGACAAAAGTAATTAAGTTTATTTGTCATCCAATGGTGGCTTTTATAATTGGTTACGCAATGGGAATTTTAATTTCTAAAGGATAAAAATGGACAAAGTAATTTTATCAACCACACTCGTGAACAACATCATGGCTTACCTTGGAACACGCCCATTCCAAGAAGTATTTCAATTGATCCAAGAAGTTCAAAAAGAAGCACAAGCACAACAGCCTGAGCAAGTGGCAACAACTCCACCTGAAACCAATGTCTGACACCGAGAAAGACTTGGCCGTTCACGTTGCAGTCTGTGATGAGCGTTACAGGAACATTGAGCAATCGTTGAAAAGTGGCGAAAGGCGCATGACCAAGATCGAGTATTTGATCTATGCTGTGATGGCAATGGTGATGTTCGGGCCTGGGGTTGCGGCGCAGTTCTTCCACAAATTCTTTGGAATCTAATGGATCCAATCACCATTTTTGCGGCGTGTAAAGCAGCTCACGCAGGGATTCGTGAGTGCATTGATCTCTACCAAGATTTCAAGAAAGACGGCAAAGAGGTCGGTGATATTGTCAATGATATTGGCAAAAACCTTGGGGCATTCTTTACTCATCAAGAATCGTTTAAGGAAGCTGAGAAAGAGGCCAAGAAGAATCCACTGCCAAAGAATGTATCCATCAATGAAGAGGCAATGAACAGAATTCTGCGCCAAGAGCAGATTCAACGCATGGAGACTGAGCTTCGTGAGATGATTATTTATCAGATCGGTATGCCAGGTCTTTGGTCAAAATTCACAGAAATGCGTGAGATTGTGCGTAAAGAGCGAGAAAAAGTCGAGCGTGAACAAAAAAAGCCACTGAGCTTGTCGCCCTCAAAAGGCGTCAGTTCATTAATAAATGGGAACTCCGAGCCTCGATCATGGCAGGAATCCTTGCTCTTTTCCTCACGTTTGCCGCGCTTATGTACGCCATACACATAGACTACCAGAATTCAAAGGAGCATAAGAATGGATTGGCTTAAATCGCTTGCACCTACATTGGCTACCTGTTTAGCTGGCCCACTTGCGGGCATGGCAGTTGAGGCCGTTTCCAAAGCCATAGGGGTTGACCCTAGTGAAGTGCAGAACACGATTAACTCTGGCAAGATGACCGCCGACCAGATTGCTTCACTCCAGACTGCTGAGATTGCCCTAAAAGCCAGAGCGCAAGAGATGGGTCTTGACTTTGAGAAGTTGGCGGTAGCCGACCGAGCAAGCGCTCGCCAGATGCAGATCAGCACCAATAGCTTTATACCACCCATTCTTTCTATCATGATTGTGGTGGCATGGTCAGCAGTACAGTTCTTCCTCTTGACCCATGTAATTGAGCCGACTATGCGTGAGCTGATTGCCCGTGTATTGGGTACTTTGGATGGCGCTTTAATGCTAGTCTTGTCATTCTATTTTGGATCATCCAGCGGTTCACAAGCCAAAGACACGATGATTCACAACTCGACACCCACAAAATGACTACCTTACTCAGCCCCCATTTTTCGCTCGAAGAGCTTACAATCACAGATCACAGGGAGTTTTCAAATGAACCTAACGAATCTGAAAGACAAAATCTCGTCCGTCTCGCAAACTTTCTTGAACAAGTTAAGTTCGTCTTGGGCGGCGTGCCGATCATGGTTAACTCGGCCTATAGATCCGCCCAAGTAAATACAGCCGTAGGATCGGCTCCAACCTCACAACATAGGCTGGGCTGCGCGGCCGACCTGCGAGTACCTGGGATGACGCCAGACCAAGTGGTTCAGGCTATCATTGGGTCACAGCTAGAGTTTGATCAAGTCATCCGTGAGTTTGACCGCTGGACGCACATTTCTGTGCCAAATAATGAGGGCGATAAAGCTAGACGTCAGGCACTTATTATTGACCGCACAGGCACAAGGAAGTATGCTTAGATCATGCCATTTTCAAAAATTACTTTTAAACCGGGCGTAAATCGCGAAAACACTCGTTACTTTAACGAAGGCGGGTGGTATGAGTCCGACAAAGTAAGATTCCGTCAGGGCAGTCCCGAGAAGATTGGCGGCTGGACGCAGTATTCATCCAGTACATTTTTGGGCGTTTGCCGTTCTCTTTGGAATTGGATCACGCTTTCAGCGCAGAACATCATTGGTGCTGGCACAAATTTAAAGTATTACTTAACGATTGGTAATCAGTATTTTGATATTACTCCAATCCGATCAACAACCACATTAACCAACCCTTTCACTGCCACTGCGGGTTCTTCTACCATTACGGTATCCGCAACTGCACACGGCGCATTAATGAATGATTTTGTGACTTTTAGTGGCGCTACGGGTCTTGGCGGAAACATTACTGCGGGTGTACTCAATCAACAGTATCAAATTACAAGCGTTCCCAACGTCAATTCATTTACATTTACCGCTACAGCTACAGCCAATTCAACCGATGCTTCAGGCTCACCTGGAGGCGGAACAGTTACGGCAGCTTATCAACTCAATACTGGCCCAGCTTTCCAGACGCCATTTAGTGGTTGGGGCGCAGGTACTTGGGGTGGGGGTTCATGGGGTAATGGGCAGGCCGTCAAGAACAATCTTCAGATTTGGAATGCATACAACTTTGGTCAAAACTTAATCTTTGGCCCCCGTGGTGGTGGTCTTTATTACTGGACGGCACCCACACTTACAACTCCAGGTGTAGCGCTCAATACCACGGGCGGCTCAGTCACTATCTCTTATGCTTCCCCAGCGCTAGTCGTATCGGGCGTTACTCTGCCCAATAACAGTGGCATACAGCTTGGGGTGACGGGCGGTTCATTGCCCAGTCCTTTAGCGACCAACACAACTTACTATGTGGTCAATGTCTCTGGAACACAGTTTAATATTTCAGCTACCCAAGGTGGCGCGCCTATTAATACGTCTTCTGCTGGCTCTGGCACGTTTTACATCTCTGATCTAGTGGATGTTCCGCTTTATCAAAACTATTTACAAGTCTCAGATGCATCTAATTTTGTCATTGTATTTGGCACAAATGACTACGGCTCAAGCACGCTAGACCCCATGTTGATTCGTTGGTCTGACCAGCAAAATCCTTTGGTTTGGTATCCTGATATTACCAATCAAGCGGGTAGCGTGCGCTTGTCGCACGGCTCACAAATTGTCACGGCCATCCAAACCCGTCAAGAGATATTTGTATTGACCGATGCGGCTTGTTATTCTTTTCAATACCTTGGCCCGCCTTATGTTTGGGGCGTACAGCTTCTTGGTGAAAACACAACAATCATTGGGCCCAATGCAGCAGCGCTTGCTTCGGGCGTTGTGTACTGGATGGGTGTTGATAAGTTTTACATGTATAGCGGCGGTGTAGCCCAGACGCTAAATTGTGACCTGCGCCGATATGTTTTCCAAAATATCAATTACTACCAAAACCAACAAGTTTACTGCTCTACAGTAGAAGGCTTTAATGAGGTTTGGTGGTTCTATGTATCAGGCACAGGAAATCAAATTAACAGCTATGTTGTCTATAACTACGCTGAGAAAACATGGTATTACGGCACAATGGGTAGAACAGCATGGCTAGATACCACACTTCAAAATAATCCGATTGGAGCAACATACAATGGCTATTTGCTTAATCAAGAAAGTGGCGTGGACGATAACGAAACGGGAACTCCTATTGCTATTGACGCTTACATATCTTCTTCTGAGTTCGATATTGGTGATGGGGATCACTTTGTATTTGTTGATCGCATACTTCCTGACTTAACGTTTGAGGGGTCTACCAACAACAGTAGCCCAGTCACCACAATGACTTTGTATGCCTTGACCGATTCGGGCTCGGGTGCTACCCAGACGTACAGCAACAATGTTGCGTACCAAGCGGCCTATAACATTACCCAAGAATTTACGGGCCAAGTCTATACCAGGATCAGAGGGCGCCAAATGATCTTTAAGATGGAGTCCAACAAGATTGGCACGACATGGCAGTTGGGCGCACCACGCTTTAGTATTAGACCAGACGGACGCAGATAATGGCTACAAAACCCATCAATCCCGCAGTACCAAACCTGCCCATAGCCCCAGATTTATACGATAAAACGTATGTAGACAGGCTGGCCAACGTTCTACGTTTGTTTTTTAATCAGTTGAATGGGGTTTTAGGCACAGTCATTGATGCCTATATTACCAACACATCCATAACCACAGTGGCCAAACTACCCACAGCGTCCATGACCAACGCGGGGACTAGGACTTTTGTGTCTGATGCAACGGTTACAACTTTTGGGTCAACGGTGGTCGGTGGCGGTACAAATACCGTGCCTGTTTACTCGACAGGTACTAGCTGGAAGATAGGTTAAATGGTAAACTGGAACATATTCTTGGAGCACTTCCATGTCTGATATTTTTAGTAATGCTTTTAATGGCATATCAAACGCCATCCATGATGTAGGCAAAAGTTCTATCGGACAGATGGCCGAGGCCGCTGCATTAGCATATTTTATGGGCCCGTCTGGTCTTGAGCTTGGCGGAGCTGGTGATGCTGGATTAAGTTTTGCTACCAGAGCTGGGTTGGCGGGTGGTATTACCAATTTGTTGAATGGCGGAAATATTGGCAGTGCTTTGCAAGCCGGGGCTATGGGTTATGGTTTGGCTGGATTAAGTGAAATTGGTGAGACTAATCCTAATGCTGCTAATGTAGAAATAAAAGATTTAAGTACAGAGAGTCCAGCAGTTCAGGCGGCAAATGCATCCGGTGTTAACGCAACATCTAATGTGACCAATCTGGAAGTTCCTAACCAACCACAAATTCAACCCACTGCCGAACAAATGGCGGCCAACAATAATTTGTTCAATCAGCCGCAGATTCAACCCACGATGGATCAAGCTGCTGCAAATATGCCACCTCCCCCTCCTGGTAGTGCTCAATACATGAATGCAGAGGCTGCAAATCCTGCGCCCTATAATCCAGCGCCATCAAATGTTAGCCCCCCAGCTGCAACACCTGGCCAAATGGCTCTTGCGGATAACACGCAATATGCCAATGCAGTCAATCCTTTAAAAGCAGCGCCTCAACCTAGCGGTAATATCTTTAGTAAAGCCTATGACTATCTAACGACTCCAGGCACAGCCGCCGATGCAGCCAAAACTGCGGCAGGCAAAACATCGCTTTATCAAGATTTTAAAGATTTAAGTCCTTTGGCACAAGCAGGCTTGGGACTAGGCGCTGTATCTTTACTTAAAAGCGGGCAAAAACAAGCAGGCGTTAATGTCCCCACATACAGAGGAAAACTTGCTCTTTTTGGCGGTAATCCTTACTCTGGCCCTTCTAATATGTACCAGGTTTCAGCCGCTACAGGCGGGCTGGTGGCTTTGGCCAAAGGTGGTGCTGTTAAAGGTTATGCCGCAGGGGATGTTGTGGGCTATTATGAAGATGGTACTCCGCAATATGATACTTCTGCTCCTGCCGCTCCTGCCGCTCCTGCCGCTCCCGTTACACCAAAATATACTTCGTATACGCCTCAACAAATTACAGATTATTTGGCTCAAAATCCAGGAACCAATGTTGCGTTAGCAGAACAACAGTTTAACGCTGATCCTGCGGCTGTTAATGCCGCAATTTCCACTTCTGCGCCTGCGGCCAATAATCCTCTAGCTCAAGTTCTTCAAAGTGAACCTAACAATCCTCTCTATATTGCGCCAACACCTACTCCAATGCCTGCTCCGAGTGACTCATCATCGGGCATAGCGTCTTTACCTACACCAGCACCTACGGGAGTGCCGTTGGGTTTACAGATGATTGACCAATCTTTGGGTGCGTCGACACCTGCACAAGGCGGTCAAATTGCAATACAAAATTCGCAAAATGCCGCATATCTTAATAGCATTCAAAACCCCACTTCAACAGACATATCTAATTTTTCCAATGCGTCTCAGGCAGACCAAAATACGACAATTCAAAAAGCTGTTAATGCTGTGCTGTCTCAATATGGCGGCGATACTCCGGCCGCACAAAAAGCCATTTCAAGTTTGATGGATAAATGGGGCGTTAATACGGGTGCTGTTGCAACCGCTATGAGCGTACCACTATCTACGGTATCTGATCAATACAACGCGGTTGATCCAAACGGGCCAATGTACAACCCAGCAAGTGCATTTACAAGTCCTGCAATGGCAGCGGCATTGGCCGCTTCACAAACGCCTTCAGCATCAAGTGTGGCGAGCTCAACAACCGCTATGTTAAATCAGTTGGCGGCTCAAAATGGTTTACCTCCTGGAAATTACCAATCTGCGGCAGATATATTAAATGCAATAGCGGCCAAAAAAGCGGCTGTGGTAAAACCTATTACTCCCGCCCCTACTGCTCCCGCCACTACACTACCGGGCACTATCCCTATGGGGACAACGGGCACAACGACGACTCAAAATGGTACAACTTTAAACACATACACAGCGCCGGGTACAACAACGCCTATTGTGTTGAACCCAGTCAATCGCACAACCGAGAATGTAAGCACCCCAACTGATATTGCTACTGCGCCTGCTGGTGCTCTGCCTTCAGGTGTTAGCGGTAACAATGCGGTGATTAATCCCAACGGAACCATATCTCAACCCGCAGTCAGTGCCAGCGCCCCCGGCATACAAGCCTTGAAAGACGCGTACACCAAAGCAGGTGGGAGTTTAGGGTATACAAACCCTGCGGCTCCAGCAAGCACAACAGATGCGGGTACACAGCATTATTTGGATATGTTGAATGGCAAGATACCATTCTCAAAAGTACCGTACACACCCACAGGCGAAATAGCCAAGCCATACTATACGTCTGTGATGGGAATGAAAGAGAATCCCATCTATACAATATCACAACCCTATGTGTTTGATCCATCGTCTAAAACATATGTAAATAATCCTAATTTTGATCAAAACTTTAGTTCTACTGCTCAATATATTGGCGCGTATGATCCATCTTATACAGGATCGCCTGTACCAGCCTTGAGTCAAAAAACACTAGACTATTTGGCTGCAAATGGAGTTAACGCGCCCTCTGCCGCTGCGGCTGCGGCATCAGCAGCTCCTAGCACCAATGCCGCAGGTCAACTTACTGTTGGTGGCAAAACATACCCTACCGGCTCTTATGTTGCAGGCAATGGTCATCTTATGGTTCCTGATGGTGGCCAAGATAGCAATGGCAATCCGTCATACACTGACATGGGTGTAGCAGCCGCAGGCGGTGGACTCATGGGTCTTGCCGCAGGTGGTATGTCCGTTGGGCATTTAGGAGGATACTCAGATGGCGGTCGTTTACTCCGTGGCCCAGGCGATGGGGTATCCGATTCAATACCTGCTACTATTGGTTCTTCTGATCCTGAGCCTGCTCGTCTTGCTGACGGTGAGTTTGTAGTTCCCGCTCGGATTGTTTCTGAACTTGGCAATGGCTCTACTGAAGCAGGCGCTCGCCAGCTTTATAAAATGATGGATCGCATTCAAAAAGCCAGAGCAAAAACAACTGGCAAAGACCGCGTGGCTACCAACACCAACGCAAACCAATATTTACCTGCATAAGGAACGGTCATGACCACAACAGCAGTTACAGGCGCGGCTCCCCTACCGCAACAAGTTACAGAAACCCAATATGGCTTTTCTCCTGAAATAGCTCCCTACGGCCAAGCGCTTTTGGGTGAGGCGGCATCGTATGTAAACCCCGCCACAAACCCTTATCAGCAGTATCAAGGGCCGCAAGTTGCTGGGTTTACACCTCTTCAGCAACAATCATTCAATTCTGCTGGGGCTTTGCAGTCTTCACCCCAATTGCAGGATGCAACCGCTGTAGCGGGTACAGCGGGGGTAAATGCGCTTAACACAAACTATACATACAACCCCTACCAAACACAAAGTTTTACAAATCCTGGTGTAGCGCAAAGCTACATGAATCCCTATTTGCAGGCGTCTCTAGCCCCGCAGATGGCTATTCAGGCCCAACAGCAAGGCGCTGCACAACAAGTTCAAAACGCTCAGGCCACTCAGGCAGGGGCTTTTGGTAACTCTCGGTTTGGTGTACAGAACGCCGCCACAAACCTTAATAATCAATTGGCCCAACAGAATTTGGTGGGTCAGGGTTATAACAACGCCTATAACCAAGCGGCTCAACAGTTTAATACCGAACAAGGCGCAGCACAAAACGCCGCCAACCTTAATGCACAACAAGGTCAGTTTGGAGCCAACCTTGGACTCCAAGGCTTGAACACAGCTCTACAAAGCGCCAACACGTTGGGTACGCTAGGCAATAACCAGTACAACCAAAACTTGGGTATCATTGGACTACAGAACCAGCTTGGCGGTGAGCAACAACAGCAAGTTCAAAATGCAATGAATACGGATCAGCAAAACTTCTTAAATGCGCAGAACTTCCCGTATCAGCAGATGAACTTCATGTCCAATCTGATTCGTGGTTTGCCGATGACACAGCAGTCTGCATCCGTCTACCAGGCTCCTCCTAGCATGCTCTCACAGGTAGCTGGAGCAGGCTTGACCGCGGCCGCATTGATGCGCGCAAAAGATGGCGGGTCTACCAAAGATATTAAATCAAGAGGTTTGGTTGATTTGGCTCTAGCCAAGATGGAGGCATAATGTCTATTGCACCGCAAAGTATTAGTTCTAATCTTCGGAGAATGTCCGATGTACAGTTGGCGCAGTATGCCAAGATGCATGCTAACGATCCGTACATCTTCCCTCTTGCATTTCAGGAAAGCCAAGACCGCAAAAGTATGCGATCAGAAGCTATGGCTCGCCAATCGGGTCAAATGCCTCCTCCTGTAGTCCAACAAGACTTAGCCCAGATGATGCCCCAGCAGGCGCCTCAAGTGCCACAACAGGGTCAACAAGTTGGACAGTTGCCTGAAGAACAAGGGATTGGTGCATTACCAGCTCAGAACATGCAAGGCATGGCTGGTGGCGGTATTACTGGCGAACAGCATTATGCAGACAAAGGTCTTGTTCAGCCGGCTTATGGGTACACAGGTTTAACTGAAGCAAATATACCCAGCCAAATATCACCAGAAGATGTTATTGCGCGCTCGCAAGCATTGCAGTCTGCATCTGAAATTGCGGCAGCTCCAGAACAAACCAAAACTGCTGCTTTGTTTGATCCCTATATTGAGAAATTAAGAGGCAAACAAGCTGATATTGAGGAAAGAAAGGGTAGCAATACCAACATGGCGCTGTTGCAAGCTGGTCTTTCAATGATGGGCGGAACCTCTCCTTACGGTCTTACAAACATAGCAAAAGGCGGACAAGAGGGTGTAGCTGCCTATTTGGCTGGTAAAAAATCTATTCAAGACTCACAAGACTTGCTCGATCACTCGCAATTTATGGCGGAACAAGCAAAGAATTCAGCGCTTAAAGGAGATGTTAAAGACGCTCAAGCGCTTCAAAATTCCGCTTTTACACAAGCCTCGACCGCCCAGCATCTTCGTATGTCTGGATTGCAGTTGCTTAATTCATCACAGGCTGAAAAAGCTAAACTTGCCTTCGAACAAGAAGGGAACAAAATTAACCAGGCAAAAGTTAATGCAATATTGCCTTATTATCAATCTGAAGCAGCGCTTAATGAAGCTAGAGCGGTCTCTCTGCCCAGTAAAGCAGACTTGAAAACTCAAAAGGACATGCATTTTGCTGAACTTGAAGCTGAAAGCGCAAACTCTGCACTGAAAAAAGCGCAAGCCAATTACCCTCCTGGAACAGAGATGTTTGATAAATATGATGTAATGATTCATAGAAATAGGGTTGCTGCCTATAATAAATATGGACTTGATGTTCCCGCTGCGCCAGTTCCAACATTTGATGCATCTCAAAATCAAGACGATGGGTGGAATTTACCGTCATGGCTTGGCGGACCGTCTAGTCCTGCGCCCACACGATCTTTGGCAACATCGCCTGAAGGAGCGCCAGTTCCACCTGCATTAAAGACGACTCCTGGGGTAAAATTTCTAGGCTTTGAACAATAAGGATAAGCCATGCCAATCGCAAGATTTGAATTGCCCGATGGACGCATAGGGCGTTTTGAGGTTCCTGAAGGCACAACGCCTGATCAAGCGATGCAATTGATTTCTAGCAATTTGCAGAATTTATTGCCTAAAGAAACGCCTGCAAATGAAAAAGCACCTTCCGTGCCAGACCAGCAACTGGTAAAAGTACCAGCGCAACCCACCCAAGAAGCGCCAGAACCAAGTCTGGGCAACCCTACGGGGGATGATTTTGCGTCTGCCATAGCCAATGTTCAAAAGCCAGAATACCAAAGCGTATTGTCTGGAGTTCAACTGCCGCAAGAAAACCTGCAAGGATTAAATCCAAAATTTGTTGCAAGTATGCAAAAAAATTTGGATGTAATGGATCCAGATAAAAGGCAACAAACAATTGATAGACTGACTCAGCAAGAAAATACTGTTGGCGGTAGGGCGGCAAAAATCATTGCTGACCGCTACAAAGCAATGGACTTGCAGCCTGAAAAAGCAAAGTTTGCTACAGACTCCAGAGTTGAAACACAAACAAATCGCTTTATAGACCAGGGCGCAAATCCAGAGACCGCTAGAACATTGGCTCAAGTGCAAGCAGAGCGCGGCGTCATGCGACCTGATCTTCAGCAATTGACTCCTGATATTGTTGGTGAACAAGCCGATAAAGCTGTCCAGGAGCAGGCAAAAGAACTTGAGGGAGCCGGATTTTTAACTCGAGTTGGCGCTGAAGCTAAATCACAGCTTGCGCAAACAGGCATGGGCTTGATGCAAAATTATGCCGACCTGATTGGCGATGCCCAAATGTCCAAAGATCTAATGGGCGCTCAAAGGGTTGAATCCGAGAAGGGTGCTAATGTACCAACAGGACCAAGCCTATTTGAAAAGTCAGCTCAACATGCAATTGCCACACTTGCTACTCAAGCTCCAGTTATGGCGATTGGAACAATTACCGGAACTGCCGCACCAATGTTGGCATTTGCTGGCGTTCAGCAGTATGGCCAAGCTTATGGCGAAGGCAGGCAAGCTGGTCTTGACCCGGTAGCAGCATCAGCAAGAGCTGGTTTGCAAGCGGCCGCAGAAGTTATGTTTGAGCAGTTTGGTATGCCCAAGTCATTGGCTGGATTGAAAACATTGTTCAAAGAAGCCCCGAACAAAAAGCCAGTTACTGCAAATGACGTTGCCGCCTATTTTATGAATGCAATTGCTCACGAGCTTCCTACTGAGCTTGCAACAACTGCCACCCAGTATGGAATTGATATATTGCCAGGAATAGGCACAAACAAAAATCCAAGCTTAGGTGGCCTTTACGAACAGCTTGCAGAGACTTTAAGGCAAACAATTATTCAATCTGGCGCTACCGCTGGCGCTGCTATTGGAGCCACAAAGGGTACGCAAGCAGCCCAAAGACAGTTAGAGAAAACTGAGTTTGGCCGCAACCTTGCTGTTGCAAATGCCATCAAAAAAGATGTTGCCAATGCTGAATTTACACAAGAGGGCATCAATAAAGACGTTGTAGCGCGTTTAAATCCCAACTCGTATGCATATGCTCAGTTTGCTCCAGAAGAGGTGCAGAGACCGCCTTTAACGGCTGCAAACATTGAAAAACAGGAAGCCGCCGAGAAAGTTTTGCAAGAGCCAAAAGAAGGAGATGTTGCTCCTCCATCTAATAGCCAAGACACTCAAGCTATGCTGGATGAGTTGACTGGAGCTAAAAAAGAAGAAGTAAAACCAAATGATGTTGCATTTGATGCAACTGGTTGGGAAAAAGTTGAAAGAAAAAATCTACAGCCTGGCACTGAGGTATTAAAGAAAACAGATGATGCCAACAATACACACTCAGTTGTTTTGCGTAATGGAACTGTTTCTCAATCTTCCACTACATCTCCAAATCTTGCAATCAAAAATTCTTATCTTGCAGAAGACGAAGGTGATGTTCTTAACGGAAAAATAATTGCAGATAATGTAACTGGCAAATTATCATTTGTACCTGTATCGGGAAACATAATTGAATTGACGCCTCGCGCATCTGAAGCGTACAAAGCTGGCATTCCATTTGAAAAAATTGCAGAACAAGAATTTTCAGATGCTGGCGGGATAAAACCAGACGGAACATTAACGCCTCATACAACGACAGTTGAAGTTATTAAGCCCAAGAAAACACTAGAAGACCACGTTAATGATTTTGCCAATAAAATATATGAGCATGGTGTAAAGAAAGAACCAGATCTTCAAGAAATGAATCCTGAAGATGCAAAGAGCAATATTAAAGAAGTTCTTTTGGATTCAATAAAAGAACATGGCGGCATTAAAAAAGAATTTTTTACAGAGCTTGCCGATATAGGAATTGATCAAAAACAAATAGACGACTTTAATAAATCTATTAAACCACTTGTCCCTGCTGAAGCGCCAAAGTCTGAGGATAAAAAGACCCCTAAATTACCACCCAATGTTGAGCAAGTGGCAAGTTTTCCAATGGGAGAAAATACCGACTATCATGTGTTAAAAACTCCTACAGGCTTTGTGGCCAATTTGTTTGACAATGATGCAGGCAAATATGTAAATGGTTCAGCTAGAGCATTTCCTACAAAAACATTTGGGGAAGAGGCCGAAACAAAAGCAAAAGACTTTGCCAAAGAACAAGCAGAAAAAGCCGCTAAGTTTAATGAGCCTACTGAAGTCAAAAAAGAAGAGCAGGTCGTTCCAAAAGTTGAAGAGAAATTACCACCAGAAGAACCCAAGGCAGAAGAAGAAAAGCCAACTGCCGCTATAGAACCAAAAATTAAAGTTGGCAAGTCGAAGTTAACCCCGGCGCCCATATTAGAAAAACTTGCGCAACCCGCGGTTGATGGTATCAATAGATCAAATGATTTGGTTAATCAATTAACTGAGTCCATGCCAACAGCAAAAGATCCGGACGCACATCAAAAAGCAATTGATGATTTAAATAGCACCGCAGATATATTAAAAGACAAAGGTCAGGTTGCTGTTGATGAGATGGCCAGGAACAACAAGATGACGCCTGGTGAGCAAAATAGGGCCATACAAAAAGCCAATGCTGAATTGAAAAAGGCTTTGATTGAACACGATAAATCAATAAAGGCTGCAAAGAAACTAATTACTTCAACAAAAACTAGAGTTAAAAAAACTCCACCTCCTCTGGAGCTGACAAATAAAACCGAAGATGAGTTGTATCTTGAAAAACTCAACAAGGATTTAGAATATGCTGAGATGGCCAGAAGGCAAGTTAAAACAACTGGTCTATTTGGTGCCTTGAAGGGGGATTTAACTGCTGCCGACGTTAGAGATATCAGTTTAGAAGATAGATTTACAAAATTAAAAAGCAAAAGTGGCGGACAAAGCTTGTCTGATATTGTTTTAAGCGGAAGACTTGATGCATATTTACCCAATGATATGCGTCATGATGCACCAAATTTTGATGACAAAGAGTCTGCGGAATATATTAAAGAAAGATTGCGCCAATATAATTACATGACGTTTGATGCCGAGCAAGAATTAGAAAAGATCACCAGTCAAATAGAAGATTTGCGCGGCAATATTAAAGAGTTAGAAGATCAAATCAAACAACAACTGGAGTTAAAAGATGTCAACCTCCTCCTTGAAGAAGCCTTTAATGAACAAAGAGAAGCTGACCTCGCTGATACGGTCATTGAGCCCGAAGACGAGAATAGAGCTATTGAGCCAGGTAAAGCAGAATTGGCACTTACCGGTCAAACACCAGATGAAGTCCGAGCAGCAGAGCGCGCCAAAGAAGACCGTCTAAAAACCGAGAGAGAGGCGGAGGCTAAAGCCAAGGCCGACGAAGGTGTCGGTGAATTTACTTTGACAGGAAGTAATCGTCCTGCCGACACTGCTGCCGCCAAAGGCCAAGAGGATTTATTTGGCCAGCCAAAAGTTGAGGCTAAACCTGCCGAGATGGAGGCTTTGAATGACAAAATACATGATGTTGTTGAACAAAAGTCTCAAGAGTTTCAGCCCGGTGATCATGCAAGCATGGGCAGCGTCCCAGGAATAGTGTTGGGTGTTGAGGGTGACTACGTTAGATTTAAACCAGATAACGCTAAAAACCCAAAAGCATATCAGCGTGTGCCTGCAAAAACATTAACATTTAACTTTAGACCTGGCGCAGAGCCCAAGGTTGCCGCCTCCAAAGCATCCGACAAACAGACCGGTACAGAGAAGGGTAAGCTAAACGCAGACATGGGAGGCCTAATTAAGCTTTTGGGCGGCAATCTGTATGCGGCCAACATAGCAGACGTGTCTGTAAAAGAATTGCTCCAAAACGCTTTTGATGCGTCCAAAGCGGCGGTCAAGTTGGGACTGGTCAAAGTGGGCAAGATCAATATTGTTCTCAATCAAAAAGACAGGACAATCACCGTTACAGATAACGCCCGCGGTATGACGCCCAGCATTGTAAAAGATGCATTCTTTACTGTGGCCGGGTCTGATAAATCTGATCTCGATCCTAAAGAACGAAGCGGTGGATTGGGTCTGGCCAAGATGGGCTTTATGATGGGCTCGGAAAGACTCAAGCTCGATACTGTTAGAGATGGCATTAGAACTACTGTGGATACCGACTCCCGGGCAATTGCTGACAGTAAGTTTGATATCAACAAAACCAAAGCGCCCTCAACAGAACACGGTACATCGGTAACAGTCACGATACCAGAGAAATATACAGATCCCAAAACCGGCGATCAAAAAGATATTTGGTTCCCTTATAGCAAGGATTCTATTGATGCATTAAAACAACCTCTTGTTGGTCCTGTAGAAGTAACTGTTGATTTCAACGGCAACAAAGAGACGCTGCCTGTTGGGGTTAATTTTGACGACAAGAAGATGCCCAAGCTCACGACGGTGCATTTCTCGTGGGGAGATGCTGATGTTTATTTTGGCGTTGATAGAAAAGAATCTTCAGGATACAGCAATAGACCAAACCACAAGGTATTGTCTAGCGGTGTTTACCAATTTAGACACGACTTTCCTTTAAGTCAATCCGAAATCATCCCTTACGATATTCTTATCAACGTCAAGCCTGATGTAGATGCAAAACACCCAGACTATCCGTTTGAGAACAGTCGTGAACGCTTTAAAGGACGTATTGATGAGGACATCAAGTCTCTTGGTGAGTATTTAAAACAAGTGGCGAGGGGCAATGAGGCCAAAGACTTGCAAGAAAACTTCAAGGGTATTGTTTCAATGCCACGCCTCGAAGTTGGCTCTGAAATTGCCGATGCATCTAAGAAACTAAAAAAGGCTTTTGACACCAGAAATGCTGGGGCCGAGAATAAATTTGAGTTGCCTCCAGTTCCACGAGAAATTTTTGTTAGTGATGGATTTGTCAAAACAAAAACTGGCGAGGATTTGGTAAAGCCAAAAGATAACAAAAAAGAATCAACTTTTACAGCTGAAAAAGAAGCTCCCGTGATGGCTGACTTCATGGTTAACATGAGTCAAGACCCCAAGCTGCCTATTTTCCATAACAACACAAACGTAGACTACCTTGAAGTTGGTAGACCTTACGGAGACCCAGAGAAATTCTTTGCAGAGCTAGGCACATTGTTGGTTGAGATGAAAGAAAATCTAGCCGATAGCGGGCTTTACTCATACGATGTATTAAAACCAGAAAACCTCTTTTTTGGTGGTGTTTCTATTGATAAAAAATACGGTGGCGTACATATCAAAGTCCCATACAAGGGTGTATTTGTTAATCCATTCTATAATTTTGGCGCAAAAACACTGGCTGGTGTCAGAGAGACTATTCTCAACACGATGATCCATGAGATTGCTCACACGGGCAGCATGAGTCATGGCGTTGAACACAACGGGGAGATGATTAAAGTCGCTAATTATCTTGCTGATTCAAGTATGATGGACTATTACCGAGATGCCCTCATGGACATTTTGGTAAGAAATGAGTCTGCATTTACTGCAATGAGGGAAGCATATGGAAAATCAACTACACAAAACACTTCAAAGTCTTTTGAAGATTACGGCAAGTCCTCAGCCTCCAAAGCACCTGGAACAGCTCAAGGCGTGGGTGTCAACCAACCTTCAGTTGTACCAACAGGAGGGCAACAAGGAAGCCTATTCCCTCTACCAGGAGCTGGACAAGCTGGTCAGCAAGGCCAAGTCAATCAAGGAGGTGGAGGCGCTCCTCTAGGCCGACAAGGCAATATGTTCCCGCCAGGCCCCCCGAGCAAGAGGAATGTGTTTGGAGGGCCCGCACCACAGAAGACCTGGGATCTCGCGCCCGAGACCAAGCTTGGCCATCTAATTAACACGCTTGACTATAAAATTTACGACAAACACGTTGATACAAGGCAAGTCCAAGCTGCGATTACCAAGAATTCCGGCTTGATTGATGACGCGTTTGATGCGTACATGAAGGAAGAACTCTATCACGGCAGGACAGCCAATGAGATCAAAGACTTCCTCAAGAATGACTTGAGTCCCGTCGTCAAGGATTTAATAAGCGCCAAGCTTAGTATCGATGATCTAGAGCAGTATTTACACAACCGCCACGCCGAAGAGCGTAATGATGCTATTGCGCAGATCAACCCCAGGTTTGCGGATGTTGATAACGAGCCTGGCTCCGGTATTGGCACTCAGGCGGCCAAAGATTACTTTAAAAATCTTGATCCAACAAAAGCGGCTGAACTCGCAAAGATTGCCGCCAAGGTAGACGACATCATCAAGGGCACGCAAAAGATTCTTGTTGACCGCGGTCTCGAGACTCAGGCGACGATTGACAACTGGAACCAAGCCTACAAGCACTACATCCCACTCATGAGGGATCAAGAAGAGCTTGACTTCATGCATCATGGTGTTGGCTTGGGTAAAGGTTTCCAGGTCAAAGGAAGCGCATCCAAGCGCGCCTACGGCTCGACAAAGTCCGTGGTAGACATTCTTGCCAACATTGCCATCCAGCGTGAGAGTGCCATCATTCGTTCTGAGAAAGCCAGGATTGGTCGTGCGCTGTATGGCATGGCCCTAAAGAATCCCAATCCAGACTTTTGGTTACCGGTCAATCCTGATGCAATCAAGAACAAAGCAGCTTTGTATCAAGAGCTTGTTTCGATGGGTCTGCCCATCTCCACTGCACAGAACTTCATCCAAGAACCAAAGACTCCCAGCATCGATCCTTTGACTGGTCAGGTTCGGTACACCATTAATGCAGGCCTCAGAAGCAGTCCTAATGTGTTTCCTGTCAGGATCAACGGCAAAGACCGCTACATCTTCTTCAATACAAAGGATCCCAAAGCCATCAGAATGGCCCAGGCGATGTCAAACCTGGATGCCCAGACCCTTGGTGGCCTGCTGGGTACATCAGCGCAAATAACGCGTTGGATCGCGTCTGTTAATACACAGTTTAATCCAGTGTTTGGTGTTATCAACTTTACGCGCGATTCTTTTGGTGCCGCATTCAACTTGACTAACACTCCGTTGGCTGGCAAACAAAAAGAAGTTGCCAAACATGTGTTTCCAGCAATATTTGCCATCATGCAAAGCGAGCGAGCAAGCAGAAAAAATGCAGCAGTCACTGGGCCTTATGTTGCTCTTTATGATCGATTCCGTCGGGCTGGTGGAACGACCGGTTTCAGAGAGTCATTTGCAAAAGGTAACTATAGCGGCAAGGACACAACCATTATAGAGAGACTGTGGGCTGACGAGACTCAAAGCGGCGCCATGAAAAAGGCAAGGTATGTGTTTGACCTGCTGTCGGACTACAACGATGCAATGGAGAACGCCGTTCGTCTGTCTGTATTCAAGGTCGCTCTTGATATGGGTTTGGGCGAAGAGCGTGCAGCAAGTCTTGGCAAGAATGTCACCATCAACTTTAACCGCAAAGGCCAAGCCAGTCCTCTGCTACAAGCCCTATATGCGTTCTTTAACCCCGCTGTACAGGGTGCAGTTCTTGTTGGTAAAACATTAAACGGTCCAGCAGGAAGAAAAATCATCGCAGGCGGTCTTGCTGTTGGCGTTCTCCAGGCTTTGTGGATGGCCGCGGCTGGGTTTGATGCTGATGAGCCGCCAGACTATATTCGGGATAAAAACTTCATCATTCCGATTGGCAACAAGAAGTATTTAACCCTCCCGATGCCCCCTGGATACAACGTGGTGCCGGGTGTTGCACGCATTGCAACAGAATACATCCTTGGCAAGAACCATTTGATTAGCGGTGGCAAACCAATCACTGATGCAGCAACACAAGTCTTGGGTCTGTTTTTAGATTCATTCAACCCATTGGGTGGCGGTACTATTGCTCAGATGTTATCTCCAACGCCTATAGATCCAATCGTTGCTGTAACAATGAATAAGGATGCGTTTGGGCGTCCAATCTTTAAAGAAGATACCGCTCTTAAACCCACACCTGGATTCATGAGGAGCCGTGAGAATTCAACACAAATAAGCCAGTGGATTGCAGAGTTCTTAAACTATGTCAGTTCACCTCCTGGAACCCACTACACCAAGGGTAAGATTAGTCCAACCGCGGATGAGATTGACTACTATGCAGGTCAAATTGGTGGAGGAGCTGCTCGCGAGGTCATCAAGGCCGGTGAATTGGCTAAATCCGCCTTTACCAGTGAGCCAGTGCCCAGCTATAGAATCCCGCTTGCAGGACGTTTCTATGGTGACGCAAAGAGCCAAGCGGCCATTCAAGACAAGTTCTACAGCAACATTACGCTAATGAACAAATATGGTAATGAAATTATCAATACTCAAAAGTCTGGTCAAGACCCAAGCAAATATATGGCTGCCCACCCAGAAGCCCAGTTATATTATGCTGCGTCAAATTTCAATAACGTGATCGATGAAATGAATAAAAACAAAAAGAACATGTTAAAAAATAAGGTTCCATTAAAAGATATTCGTGAGTATGAGGCTCAAAAATATCAAATAATGAAAACCTTTAATGATCAAGTTTCTAATGCGCAGAAACAGAGATAAGTCCTCTCTCAAAGAGTTGGCCTATCGTTTTGCGGTGGGCCTCCTATTGTTTCTTTGTTCTTTATAAGTTGCCCACTTGCAATTTGACGGCTCATACATTCCGTTTACGTCTATTCGATCTAAAGTTTTATCTTTAGGTCGTTCTCCCATGTCTTTATAAAAGTTTTCAAAATCAAGCCATCTTTTGCAAACTTGGATGCCTCCGCCTCCGTAATGATGAAATTTTGGAGCGTTTGGATTGTTGCATCTATCTAGCATAGATTTCCAGCTTTGCCACGACGGAGTGTCTGTCATTCCGTGCTTAAAATTTAATTTAATACATCTTTCAGACCAAATTTCCCGCTGCAAGCATCCGCAACTTTTTTTATTTGGATCACCAAATCTTACGGCTTTTGCAAGTCGCTCAATTTTGTTTCCACAATCACAAATAAATTTCCATTTGATGCCTTGACCAGAAGAAGAAAACTCTTCCAAAGCCAATAATCGACCAAATTTTTGACCAGAAATGTCAATTTTTTTCATTTACTTTTATATATCCAAGTTCAAATAGTTTTCCTATTGTACTTCGATGGGCGGCTTCGAACAAGTCAATCCTTTCTTGTTTGGATAGGTCTTTGCCTTGGTCTAACTCCATATGGCATTTGTAGCAGAGTGACGCAACCCGATAGTCATGAGCCTTCAGTCCGCGTCCTTTGCCGTCTTTTAGTTGATTGGAATGAGCTGCTACTACAGTCCCATCGCTGATACCGCAATGCTGACAAGGCAGTTCGCGACAGGCGTCCAGTAACTTTCTATTCCGATACATTCTTTTTCCTTTTTTTGAGTGCAACAATCCCCTCTTGGGGGTCTAGTTCCTCGAGTAAAGCATCGGCCAACAAGACGCATTCTTTTGCGATCTCGTGTGCCTCGTGGTCGAAGACAGTGCCGGCCAGCTTGCTGAGTGCAAACATGGCTGCCAGTGCTCGAAAGTTTTCACGGTCTTGCATTAGTGCATCTCCCCTTTTGATTCAGCCAAAATATCTTTGTACAGATTTCTAATGAGATTCACTATATCTTCTTCTTCAGCACCCAGCTTGATGCCCATGCTGCAAAAGAGACCCGCAAAAGCCAAGAAGACTTCTGTGGGGTTCTCCTCTATCTCTTCTTCAAGAGCTCGAGAAACCATGATGGCTATTGCGTGTGAGGCTTTCATTTGTGTAGTCTCTTGATTCTTTGTTCAAGGACTTCCTTTAAGTAGTCCCCTCCCGCATTCTTGAGTTCTCGGTTCTTAACGATCACTTTCACCGCATCATCCAAGCCTTTGTTATAACCTGCTTTAAACTGATCGCCGCCGTCCATGATCATGCAAATCGCATCTCTGACCAGGCCAGAGGCTTTGCGCTCCTTGGCCAGTTCTTTGATCTGCTCATAGTATTCCGGCGGTAGGTACACGCTATACGGAATTAGCTTCATTCTTTCCTCCAATGCTCAAAGCTTGAGCGCAATTGGTTGAATAGACTTCTAGCCTCTGCGTTGGTCTTGAGCTCTTTGCGTGACTCAATATCGAGGTATTCGCAAAGCCACTCTGTGCAAGCAAACTCATTCTTGTCCATCAACCATTCTTTTTTGTTGAGCCAGTCCCAGAATTCTTTATCCCGACAGAGCATGCCGGCAATCTTCACCGCCATGTCTCCTGGAAATTCGTCTTCTCTGGATAGGGGCATTTCATCATCTCCGAGTCTGACCATGACCACAACATACCGTGACCCAACAAAATCCCGCATCAAGTCGTCGGGGATGTCGTCTGGATGCACGGCTAGTGTGAGTACATAACCATCCTTGGATTGTTTTAAGGCTGTTTTAATTGCCTCGAACTGGATTGGTTCTGTCAAGTTTGTTCTCCAAATAGTTGATTACCGCCCTTTGATCCAAGATTTTTATCTTTAAATCTTCTATTTCATCAAGTCTTGAGTCCAATAAATGCTTCAGATCGGTGATTTCCTCTTCCTGTCTGTGCATTGTCTCTCTGAGGTTCTTTGCAGTTCGGGGGCTAATTTCAATTGTCCCAGGGATCTGCAACTGGTGTGCTTTGCTTTTTCTCATAAGTATTTACCTTTAATGAAACCATGTGATTGCCTTCTTTGTCCTTCTTCTTCCAACCGTCAAGTTTGATCTTGACCTCTTGATCGCCGGACTTTTCGATCAGGGACATCAATAAATCTTTGTCGATATCGATGTACCCGTTGAAGTGCGGGGACTTCTCGTTGAACATCTTCTTAGCTGCGAACAATGTTCCACTGTTTGGATAATCTGCGCTCATTTAAATGACTCCTTTTTAGCCTTGAACAAATCCAACAATTCGGCAAATTCCGTTGGATATTCCTTCTTAAAATCCTCGTAAATCGTTTTGTTGACGCGGTAGATACTCTGCACGTCCTCGGCCGCTTGCGTGAGCTCCACGGTCGTTTTGGTGGCTTCTATGACCATGTTCTTCCATTCATCATCTTTGAGGAATTGGTCAATACTGATCTTCCACTCAACCATTGGCTGTGCCACGCCAATTTCCTGAAGTCCTGGGAACTCTTTTGAGTCCTTCAAGACTGTTGGTTTGGGCGTTTCTGCCTTGTATTTGGGCTTGTCAACTTGTTGGGGGTCAACTTGTTGGGGCTTGGGAAGGTCAACTTGTTGGGGTTTAACCGGCTTTTCCAGTGGAGGAGCCGCGTCAATGGGGTCGTTCTCAACCAGCTCCATCGCAGTCATCCACAGATAGCGACGTTGATAGGTCTCAACAGCGCCCAAGTTCTGTATTTCGTGCGCGCCCTTCAGGGATGCCGAGGCCATAGGGGACTGGATGATCACCATCGTGCCGTCATCCACGTCTGTGATGGTCAAAGTGGCAAAGTCAGTCCCGTAGGATACGACGCCACAGAGACCTACTTTTTCAAAAATAAGCTGTACGGCCGGCAGAAAGTCTCCGAGTTCGAAGTACCTGTAGCCCTGAAAGCTGTTTTTTCCTGTCTTTTCGAGCTTGGCCAGTAGCAATTGGCATCTGGCATTCATCAGTTTTTTATGAACAGTCATTCTTTTTCCATGTTTGTTAGTTTTTGATCTATCGCTCTGACTTGCATTTCCAAGTAATGGATGATTCCTCTTTGTTGAACAATCGTCTCTTGAAACTCTTTGTTGATCGCAACCGCTTTATCAAACTCTTTATTCAAGAGGTAGTACCTTTGTTGAATATCATCCACTTCTTTTCGCAGTTCATAACAAATTTCATTGCTTTTTTCTGTTTGAATAATTGCATCTTTGTACAATTTTGCATAATCTTTTGGTGCTCTAGCCATTTTGTTTATCCTGTAGATATTGTTGATATTGATTACAGAAACTGTTGACCTGACAAAACGTCTCACAACGTGTTCTCTCGCCTGGCCGCGTCACAATTTCCGCCTTTCCTTTCACCGTAGTCAAAGCCTCTTGAGCCTCTAATACGCTTGTATGCACGCTTGTGGCGCGCTTGTTGCCCTCTTTCATGATGGCGTAAGAGGTTGGTTTCTCCCACATCTGGTCTGGTGTACAGGATGGAAGACTCCCGCCCATTTCAACGTCCATTTCTGCGTTGGAATGTTCTTTTATTCTCTCGATGATGAATGCTTCTCTGACCTCAAAAGGCCATAGATGGATCGGTATGACCTTAATCGGGGCGTCGGGGTATCCTTGCCTAGACTCAGCGTCTCGACGGCTCCAATCGCGAATAATGGCCACGATTTCCACTTTCTTGACCGGCAGCTGCTTGACCTTCTCGACAAGCCAAGCATAGATGTTTAGCTGTAGTTCCCAGTCGATCTTCTCATTCATGACAGCCCAAGCACCGGTGGTCTTGTAGTCGTTGATCGTCACAGACCCATCCTCGTTGATGATCTGTAGGTCTATAGCGCCGGATATCTTCCATCCCTCGAGGGTGGTGGTAATCCGCTCCTCTACGATGTGGTTGTCTGCCTTGCCGTGCTCTAGAATGCCGTGGATGGCTGCGCCAAAGATCGACCAGACGTTCTCAGTCACGTCGCTCTCGAGCTCATCCATGTGGGCTTTACGGAGCTGTACAAGCCTGGGGGCGGTAATCAGCTCGGTGGCAGATAGATTCGCCTGACCCTTGCTGTAGGTGGGACGCTTCATGATATTCACGAAGGTCTCTGGGAGATTAAACTTGTTGGTTATCTTCATCTCTGACTTCCATCATTGCGTTTGCAAAACCATAAGCCACGCGAGCAGCTGAGTATTCGTTAACCGCCTCGCCGTTGGCTATTAGTCCTTGAAGGGCTTGGGCAGCAAAGTAGTCTCGCAAACTCATACCGGTTTGCTCTGTGTTGTTGGGGTTCGGGAATGCGTTCACGGTTTCTCCTGTAGAATGGTTAGTTGGGCCATACAGTGTATTAAATTAATTCATGTCTTGCAAGGGATTTATGGCAATATCTACAACACAGTTGAGTCTCAAGCACATGAGGGAGAGAGGTTTTTATGCAGAAGTCGTTGAAAGATTTAACTTTTTTACCAAGCGAAAGAATGATTTTGCTGGTTTCATTGACATACTTTGTCTGTCAGAAGGTGTGGTTATGGGCGTCCAAACTACCTCTTATGGCAACGTCAGCAGTAGGGTTAATAAGATCAAAGGCCATGAGAATTACCCAATCGTCCTCTCGGCAGGGATAAAGATTGAGGTGCATGGTTGGAGAAAAGTAGATAACCGTTGGCAAGTCAGAATTGTTGAGTTATGATGCAATCGTTTCCTGTAGTTGCTACTCCTTTGGGGTTTATCCCGGCCTGGTGTCGGGATTTTTTTCACCAAGAAGTGTAGAGATTGAGTGGGAAGAAGTCGGTCATGGGTGCTCTGAACTGTTCCGTCTGGCCAGCTAGGTGCAGTTAACATCTTCATCCCGATGCTCCACGGAGGTCATGACTCCAATCAGTCTCTACTCTTGTTGGTGTAGTGCGATAGACGAAGGACGCTTACCGTTGGGTTCGCAACGGCGCACGGGAGAATGGACATCCCACGAAATCCAAACCTCACCAACAACTAACACGCATGGGGATTGAGGCAGCTAGAAGCCGTGGGACGCGTTCCGACTTTAAGTGCAGTCTCCAGCCGTGTTGGTGTGGCGAAAGCCCGAGGCAAAATCAAGCTACATAAGTAATCGCCAAGGTAGCACCAACGCCAAAACGCATGGGGATTGACTATGGTTAAAAGCCAATTTGCTTGTACTCTAAAACAAGTATCTCTTACATTCAGTCCCCAGCCGTGTTGGTGTGCAACGGGTTAGCGCCGTTGTAAGTGCTTCCTTCTTCAAAGTTGAAAAACACTGCTTTATGTGAGCACCAACAGCACCTTTCGGGGTGCTTTTTTTTGCCCAAAATTAGGTGTAGAAACTACAGAAGCATAGCTTTCTACATTTCTACATGTAGACGGCAGTTAAAAAGCAGGCAAACGGCAGTTGACTGCCAAGACTACATTAATTATTACTTGACACGTTTTTTTGTTGTTTGATATACTACGCGCATCAACGGCTTGGTAACCCGTTGTAGTTCTACACAAACGCACTCGCAAACCCATTGGTGAGCGGGCTTCGTCAAAGCTAGATATAGGGGTGTAGCTCTATGTCTATGCGGCAACCAAGCCTAAAGCTCGTTCACCAATGGGTTTTTTGCTTTCTGCCGTTACTTCTTGCAAGAGTCTAACGGGTATGACTTCATACCGAGGGTTGAGGAAATGAGTAGCTGTACTGCGTCATGGCATCAGCAAAAGTGTAGTCCCCAAGGAGCAGAGTTGCGACAGTTCTGGCTTGCAAGGTATCTCGGACAGAAGTCTCTCAGACCGAGCGCGTAGGGAAAGCGTGGCGCAACAGTAGCTGCCTTGGATGGCAACACTTAAATCCGTTCTTCAGTGTGACGGTAGGGTGGCAATGATAGCGTCGCACACCGGAAACGTTGTTAGAGAAAGCCGCATGTTGAGCGGATAATTTCGGTGTATAGGAGCTGGCGAACAACTTTACAGCTCCCCTGAATGGGGCGACACGAGCGACCGACGACTCAGGTAAGGCTTTAGAGGATGGCTTGCTATCCTCTAGGCAAACCTTCGCCTAAACAAAGCTCACTCACTCCCTCCGACTCCATGAAAAAACCACGAATTTCCGCTTTAGCCCAGTACACAAAATCCAGGATTGGATATGGCAGTAAGAAGGACACAAGCGTATACGACCTTGTGTGTGAAAAACTGATTGGCGTTAATGTCTATTAGGGAAAACACCTAGAGACGCTCTCTTGCGTTCCGTCCAAAATCACCTCCTCAACAAAGGAAAACTATGGACAAAAACCCAACTATCAGACACTACCCAAGGACGCTTATAGAGGCGTTTCCCAAGACGATGGAGTACGGCGCTTGTATCTTCATCTACCCGCGCACTATGAGCACATACGCTGTTGGAGCGATTGTGTTTTGTGCAGCCTTTTTTATAGCTTTGATTGTGAGGAATGTATGCATCCTTTTATAAACACGCTCGTTGAGCTGCATCACCATTTGAAGGAGGTCAACAAGTTGGTAGAGAAGATTGCAACTGACTATGCTTACATGGTCAAGAAGAACGAAGAACTCGAGAAAAAGATATTTTGGTTGGAGAGTAATGATGCGTGAAGGTTTCCCTACGATTGCCCAGCCGGCGTTTTCTCTCAAAGGAATCACTTACCTACCCATTTATGGAAGACCGACCTCAAAACGGTGCTGGATCGATCCGGCCAAGAACTTGTACACAACTCTCGAACTGGTAGATGCCGGAGCCCAGATGGTCATGATGGAGCTGTGGGAGCGAGTTTGGCTCACTGAAATAGCCAACCAAAAGCCTGGTGCCTCTCTTGGCGAAATAAAAAACTTCTACCAAAAACACTTTGGAATGCTATGACTAATTCATTGATATGGGCTTTAGCTCTTGGCGGTGCAGTAGCTGTATTCATTGTGGCCTGCGTGCTTGCGTGGGCATTTATTCAGGAGATGAGCGATGACAAATGAAGAATACATCAAATTATTTCACAAAGAACAATTAAACCTTGTTGCGTTTAAACGCTTACTAGATTGCGATGAAGAAGTTTTGCGGTTAGTTAACAGTGCAATTAAAACCGAGCGTGAGGCTTGTGCAAAAATTGCAGAAGAACCGTGGCAAGGCAGTCCTAAAGCAATAGCAGAACTAATCCGAGCAAGGAAATAATAATGACTAAAGAAGAACTATTTGATATTGCAGATCAAATATTAACCATGCCATACAAAAAAGACGATGTATTGTATTTGGCAAATTATTTGATGGAAAACGGCAGACAAATGATGTTGAAAAACGCAGAGTTACAAATCGAAGTGGCAATACTAAAAGAACGTGAGGCTTGCATCAAAATTGTTATGCAAGGCACAGGAGAGCCAATACAAAGAAAAACATTGGACATTCTTCATCAAGAACGTACCCGAATTGCATTAGCTATAAAGGAACAAGAATGAACAGAGAACACATTATTGTCATGGCAGACGCATCGGGCTTGTCGCTTTACGGCATGGGCAAAGACAGGGAGCAGTTTATTGACTACCTTGAATACTTCGCCGCATTTGTTGCATCTGCCGAGCGTCAAGCAATTCTTGGGCTTGCTGATTCGTTAGGTTGGGTAAGCGTTGACCACATTCAATCAAGGGGACAAGAATGATTAAAGATACAGCGGTACAAATACTTTTGGAACACTTTAGCGAAGGCATGGTACGCACTATTGTGGATGTTTTAATTGAAGATGAGCGTGAGGAATGTGCAAAAGTGGCGGATGAATATGCAGATGGGTTAGAGCGTAATTATTCTGAAATCATTGCTGACGCAATCAGAGCAAGGGGAGATAGCAAATGATTAAAGATACAGCGGTTCAAATACTTTTGGAACACTTTAGTGAGGGTATGGTACGCACAATTGTTGATGCTATTGCTGAAGATGAACGTGAGGAATGTGCAAAGATTTGTGAAACACTTGAATTACCTGGGTGGCCTGACAAAGTGCGTCAGCCATTAGCAAAAGCAATCCGAGCAAGGGGAGTGGATAAGAATGACTAAAGAAGAAACACTACGACTTGCACTAGACACACTAAAAGAAGTGCGAGAGGAAACATTTCGATTGTTGAGAAATGGCGAAAAACTTTATTCAGAAGATAAAGTATGGAGCACCATCATCTCCATCAAAGAAGTATTGGCACAACCAGAACAGGAGCCTGTGGCGGTTAAACTTATGACTGAACGAATAATCACAGACAACAACGGACGTAAGCACATTACAACCGAGCCGTTACTCCATCAATCCGAGCAAGGAAACACCATGACTAAAGAAGTAATGCAACAAGCGTTAGAGGTATTGAAATCAAAAGACACTTGTGGATCATCTATTCGTGAAGCAAAAGAAGACGCTATCAAAGCCTTAGAAGAAGCACTAGAAACAAAAGATGCGCCTGTTGCATGGATGAGTGAAGATGAACATACGAGTAAAGAAGCAATGACACTGGCGCTTGAGGCGTTGGAGAACGTTATAAGTTATGGTTCTCTTACTGGGGATGATTTTGTGTTTGATCAAGTTGATGAAGCAACCACATCCCTACGCCAAGCCATCGCAGACGCAGAGAAGCAAGAGCCTGAGCCAGTTGGTAGTGTAGTCAAATGGATTGATGGATCACTCATTCATGGTTGGTTTGGAGAGCCGCCACCAGAAGGCACACTTCTCTACACCCACCCACAACCAAAATTAGAAACAAAAGATGAGCCTGTTGCTTGGGGTATGGAAAAAGACGGAGTTATCCTTGATGTAATCTGCCCTGCCGAACACACTCGTGAAGAAGGTGGCTATACAACACCTCTCTACACTCATCCTAAACAATGGGTAGGACTGAAAGATGACGATGAAATTCCTTGGGATGGTGTCGATGCCAAGTCTTTTGCCAAAGCCATTGAAGCCAAGCTGAAGGAACGCAACACATGAAATTTTGGTTATATGTTATTAAAGCAGTGTGGCGTTTTGAAAGGGGTCGATGGTATGTCTGGCGTGATGTACCTACTAATGTCGTGAGAAGAGTTGCAGTACTTTGGTACTTTGACCGTAAAGAAGAAAAAAACAAATTGGTATACGAAGCGTATAAAGAATATCAACTTAGAAAATTAAAGGGAAAAAAACATGAATCCATTACCAAAATATAACGAAAAAGGTGAGCTAGACACTAGGTTAAGAGTAGACCCTGTAACTGGGGATGTAGGCATAGGAACGGCTAAAGGAGTTGTTACTTTTTACAAACCACCCATACCAATTGGTTATTGGTGTTTGTATGGTGGTTCGCCAACGACAAAGTTTGCAATGTTTCAAAAGCCAACTGATGAACAAATCAAAAACACAACTGAGTTATTAGGATGGATTTGGGAGGATGCAAAATGACTAAAGAAGAAATCAGAGATATGGTAAAAGAGGCTGATTTGGATTGGCATCAAGGCTGGACATTGGAAGACGATGAGCCAAACCGATTTGAAATCTTTGCCAAACTGGTGGCAGAGCAGGAACGTAGAGCGTGTGCAAGATTATGTGCTGAAGTAGGTATGTGGGATTTAGTACATGAAATTGAAGGAAGGGGACAAGAATGAAAACCAAAGAAGAAATTAAAGACGAAATCATTGAACTGTATGGGGCAACTCAAGCCTTGAACGAGGCAATGAACTTTCTTCATGCCCAACGCATGGAGAAAAGTAAACAGATGATGGCATTAAATCATATGCTGAAAGAAATGGAGGACAAGGATGACTGATGAAGAAATACACAACATTTATTTGCACATGAGTGGCAAAGCAGAGGGATTGGTTGAAGCAAATGGCACGGCTGACTTTCCTGTATTGTTTGCTAGAGCAATCCTTGAGTACGAAGGATTGACAAAAGAATATGAACGTGGCTTTATTGATGGTATGCAAAAGCAAATGCAATCAAGTGTAGACAAGGCAGTCAACGCAATGACTCGACCGACCTATCATATTCCTAGCAAAGATCAGCGTGAATGGGTAGGACTAACAGAAGAAGATTTAAAACTACTATCTGCTGAATGGCGAATTGTTTATGGCGCATGGATGGACGACTTTGCCAGAGCCATTGAAGCCAAGCTGAAGGATAAGAACAATGGATGAAAATACACGCCCTTGGTACACCATTGATGAACTAAATGCGTGGGCTGATAATTACCAAAATG